CATTTGTAAGATTCTCTACTATTTGTTTGATAGTTGAGTTCGGCTTTTTCTTCAGATAATGTAGAAAGTATTGATGGTTTTATAGTCATGGACTATTTAGTTAGAGGCCTAGGTGGTCTTCCGTCATTAACATAAACTGCCAACCACGGTCAAGGCAGTATTCAGTAGCAGCCTTCCATTTGGCTTGATTGACACCCCATGTAACAACTTCTTGTATGTATTGTTTGGTGACCCGTTTCTTCTTTTCAGGTTCCATTGTTTGTTTCTTTGGTTTAACCTCAATCATCATTGTTTTGGTTGAACCATCTCTTCCACGGGACTTAACGACAAAATCTGGAAAGTATCTATGTACCCTACCATCTACTGGAGACTTATAAGGAATGATTACCTCTTCTGAAGCCCAAGATATAATGCTTGGATTTTTGTCGAGCCAATTCATCACCTTACACTCCCAAGAAGAGCGGTATATGATTTTTGTGTGGTCCCCAATGTATTTCTGAGGATTTCGTGGTTTAAATGTTCCTGAATACGCCATAAATAGTATATATAACTTTTTCACAAAGACAGAACAATGCAATTACAAGTTCAAAAAGAAGATGGTACATATGAATCTGTTGAATCTGGTTTTAATGATGTAAATGGTTCAGACATACAAAGTGATAATGCAAAGTCAGCCTCAGATTTCGCTAGTGGACCACTAGGATCATTATTTCAATCCAAATATAACTACAACAACTTACAATATCCAGCAGATTTAAATTCTGTGGGTAAAGGTCACGCCATCGTTTTTGAAATTTCTCAACCACAATCCAAAACTATAGAAGATGTTGTAAATTATGCTGTTAAAACCGGAACAGAGGGAGTAACTGCTGTAGCCGAGGGAGGAAAAGAATTTGTTAATAGTATGAATACCAACCCAGAAGAAACACTTAAAAATTTTGGTAATAGTGTTAAAAATGGTCTAACAAATCTTTTGGAAGGTAAGGTTTTCGAAACAACAGTAGCGGAATTAATGACTGTAAATAAAGACTTGAAAGCAATTGTTTCTTTATATATGCCAGACACCGTGAGTTTTCAATACGTTTCAAATTTTGGCGAAGTATCAATAATGGAAGCGGCTTCTGCGTTACCTGGAATAGGTAAAATTCCAGGAATTGTACAAAGTGTGATGGATAATCCAGCAGCCAAGTTGGCGTTGAATAAAATGGGTTATGCTTTTAATCCACAATCACAGGTTTTATTTCAGGGTATAGATTTTAGAACATTTGAAATGTCTTTCACATTTTCACCAAAGTCTGCTCGTGAAGCACAACAAGTTCAGAAAATAATTAAACTATTCAGGTCATATGCTGCACCGACTATTGTTACTGGTGCTGCTGGATTCTTCTACACACCACCTGGAGTTTTTAATCTATCATTCAGAAAAGACGGTGCAATCAATCAAAACATTAATAAAATAACAGATTGTGTATTACAAAGTGTGACTGTAAACTATGCACCAAATGGTTGGTCTTCATATAAAGACGGTCAACCCGTACAAACAACAATGGATTTAAGTTTCAAAGAAACTGTGCTTGTTGATAGAGTTAAGATACAACAAGGTTATTAAAATGCAATACTTTAATACATTACCAAAAATATTATCTTCAAATTATAACGGTGGAACTATAATTCTAACGAATCTTTTGGCACGTGCCAATATTCTACCAGAAGCATTAAAAAGTCCTTTATTGTATTACACCTATGATATACAAGAAGGTGATACACCAGAAATCGTTGCACATAAGTATTATGAAGATTCATATCGTTACTGGATTGTTCTGTTTGCAAATCAAATCATAGACCCACAATGGGACTGGCCACTAAGTGGAAATAATTTTGAAAAATATATTACTGATAAGTATACATCATTTAATCCTTATTCAACAACACACCATTATGAAAAGATAATGGAACAAACAGATATAACAACCAACACAACAACCAAAAACATGGTTATTGTAAGTCAGAATACATATAATAGTATTGTTTCTAGTACAACATCATATACATTACCAACAGGAACAGTATCGGTAACAACAACAGGTAGAGCAGTTGATTATTACACATATGAATTAGAATTAAATGAATCGAAAAGAAATATTAGTTTATTAAATAAAGACTATGTTAATGAGTTTGAGACAGAACTAAGAAAATTAATGAGATAAGATGGCTGATACATTAACTACACCACCAGAAAGTGGTTTATATTATTCTCAAAGTGCAAGTATAAATGATTTAACTATCATTTCAAGCACAGGCCAAGAAATACTTGTTCAAAAGTTAGTTACAGAAATTTCTTATTTCGAAGATTTATATAGTTTTTCAGTTTCTGGATTTGTTATATTGTATGATGGCCAAGGTTTGTTACAGAAATTTCAACTCTTGGGTTATGAATTTTTAAGAGTTAATTTTGGCAGAGTTAAATCATCCAAAGAGAATATATCGAGAACATTTAGAATATACACAAGTAGTAGAAAACAAGTTGGTAACAACCGAGCGGAAGAAATAACATTACATTTCTGTTCTGAAGAATTGATGTTGTCTGAATCAATTAAGGTACAAAAAGGTGCACCTGATGGTGGTGAAGAAATCTACAAAACTGTAACACGAATACTACAAAATGATTTGAAGGTACAAAAGAGACTCAATATTGAAATGACCGCAGGCATCTATAATTTCAATATCAATACACTAAAACCATTTGAAGCAATAAGTTGGTTGTCTACCTACGCAAGGCCAGAAACACAAAAACCTGCTGGTGCTGATATGTTATTTTTTGAGAATAAAGAAGGTTTCAACTTCAAGTCATTGAGAACTCTAATGGCATCAACACCATATAACACTTATAAAGTTCAGCAAATAAACCATGAAATGCCAATGGAAGAAAAGATAAGAACAGTCTTGGATTATGAATTCGTTAAATCATTCGATGTTTTAAATGACATATCTTCTGGTACATATGCAAACAGATTGATATCAGTTGACCCATTAACGAGGTCATTTAAGATTACAGATTTTAATTATGATGATTACAAGGCAAATACTGCACCACCAATGAATGGTCCTAATAACGGTATTTCAATAAACGACAAGAACAGATTCGGTCTTAAAACAACTCAGAATTCAAAGAGTGTGGTAAAAGTTATGGTTGGTAACTCAGAACAATATAAAGTACCATACATAAAAGACGCACCAGGTTCTGTTGCAAATGATGTATATGTTGAGAATTACGTTCCAAATAGAACAGCACAGATTGGCTTAGCCAACTTTACATTGTTGAAGGTGGTTGTTCCTGGTGACCCAGGAATTACTGTCGGTAAGACAGTAGTATTTAACATATATAATTTATCTTCATCTGGTAATAAGAAAGAATTGGATCCATACTACTCAGGTAAGTATTTGGTGAATGCTGTACGTCACGTATTACAATCACAAGGTGCTTATCAGACAGTTATGGAATTAGCAAAAGAAAGTTATGAAACTCAAATAAGTTCAACAAACAGTTTAACTTTAACAACAACAAAAAATGAATAATTTTATTGGTAAATCATGGATCGGTGTTGTAGAAAACATTGATGATCCATTAGGAATTGGTCGTGTCAAAGTTCGTATCTTTGGTTATCACACTGAAGATTTGATTGCTTTGCCTACAGCAGCCTTGCCTTGGTCTACTTTGATGACAGGACCAAATGTGTCAGGTTCATTCAATGTACCAGAACCTGGTTCTTATGTTACTGGTTATTTTAGTGACGGTGATTCTACACAGAATCCATATATTGTTTCAATATTACCTGGAGTCAGAAACTTAGCAGAAAATCCATGGAATACAAACATGGGTTTCTCACCACAACCTTTATTTCCAGGTCAAGAAGCAGAACCCAATAAACCAGAAATGCCACCAGCAATCGCTAAGGCAGCTGAACAAAATCCAACAACCAATTCATATATCTCAAGAGGTATCGTTGCTGGTACAGGTATATCATTAACAAACTCAGCA